CGGACACTTCACCGTTGTCGTACCCGGTCAGCAGCTCCTCCAGGGCGATCTTCTGCTCCAAAAACTGCTTTTTCACATAGGCGGCGTTCTGGGCGGTGTCGGTCATCCAGTCATCGATGCCGGTAATGTCAAAGGAATAGTTATGCTGTAGCTTGCTCAGTTCGTCGTTGGTTCCCTCAAGCTCCTCTTTCAAGGCCTTCACACTGCCTTGGCTTTCGCTGGTGTCGATATCCCCGACACTGCTCATCTTCTCGAAGGCTTCCCGGGCGCTGCTGCTCATGCCCTGAAGTTCTTCATTCAGATGGTTGTAGTGACCGGCCATTGCTCCCGCGATGGTGGCGCTTTCGCCCATGGCGGCGTTGTGCAGCTGGCTCATCTCTTTGCTGGTTTTGCCTACCTGACTCAAGGCGTCACCGGTCATCTCTGCCTGATCTTTCAGCTGCTGTAATTTCTGGCGGCTCGCTTCCGTGGCGGAGGTGTACTCCTCGAGGGAGAGTTCTCCCCGACTAAAGGCTTCGGCCAATGCCACACCCAGGCTGGCCAGCTCGGTTAGGGTTTCGGCGTTGCTGATCTGTGCCATCGCTTCGGCGGCGTCTTTAAAAGACTGTTTGGCGGTGTCAGCGGTTTTGGTCACCTCCTCCTGGATGTCTTTTTGTTTTGCGATTAATTCATCGGCGTAATTTTGCCAGAGCAGCTTCTGGCTGTCGGTCATGGTCTTTACGGTGTCGGTGCTTTTGGATATAGCGGCTTCGCTTTCTTCTGCAAAGGTGTCCCATATTCCGGTCAGCGAGTCCTTCACGTCGTTGGCATCCTCGGCTGCCTGTGAGGCGAACTCTTTCGTCAATGACTTTAAGTAGTCCGTTGTTCCTTTCAATTTTTCAGCAATGCCATCCAGTCCCAGGGCGTCGGTGACTTCCTCCCAAATCTTCACCACGCCATACAAAATGCCGGTATAGGCTGACGCAAACCCTTTGACGGCGACGATAAAGCTGTTAAAGAAAAATTTGATGGTGTTACTGGTGAATTGAAAAGCGGAGCGCATCTTGCCGAGGACAGTGCTGACGCTGTTAAAGGCTTCGGTGGCTCCCTGGACGAATTGTTCAAAGGAAATCGACGACAGCGACAACCGTAATGACTCCGCCATGCTGATAAACCCGTCGCTGATTTTCTGCGCCAGCTCCTGCAGCTTGCCGTTTTTCCCAAGCTCATCCAGTTTGTTACCGAATGCGGTCAGCTGCGTCTTAACGTAATCGAGCCATCCGGCATCGGCGATACTGTCTTTAAATTCCGTCCAACGGTCGGCCATATTCGACATCAGACCACTCAGCAGCCCCATGTTGGCCTTGGCGGCTCCCGCACTGCTTTTGCCGATCTCGTCAATCAGTCCCTTGATGGCTTCTCTGCCCAGCTTGCCGGCGCTGGATAGCTTCTGCAGCTCCTGGGTATTCTTGCCGGTCACCTTCTCCAATAGTGACCAAACGGGCACCCCTCGCTCGACCAGCTGCAGAATTTCTTCGCCCTGGAGCTTTTGCTTTGCCCAGGCCTGCCCCAATGCCAGGCTGATTCCTTTCAAACGCTCCATGCCGCCACCGAGCTTGGAGGTCTGGTCGACAATGGCCTGCAAGGTGCCATCCATCGGGTCTAGGCCGAAGTTTTTCAAAGCGGTAAAGGCATCAGCGACTTCCTGCAGTTCCAATGGGGTGTTTTTGGTGAACTCCTTTATCCACGCCATTGCCTGCTCGCCTTCGGCCATGCTGCCCATGATGGCGTTCAGCTGTACTTCCAATCGTTCAAACTGATCCCCGGTGTTTAATACTCCCTGCATGCCTTTTTTGATGGCGTAAAAGCCCACGCTGGTGAGTACCAGGTTGCGAATGCTGCGACCTAAACTCGCAAAGCGGTGTTCGGTCTGCTGGCTGGCTCTACCCATAGAGCGTAACCGGGCAGTGACTTTGGTGAAGGCTCCCTTGGCTAAATCCCGAGCCCGGATAACGATATTTAAAACACTGTTATTGCTGGCCATGGTTAGGTTCCTGTATGGATACCGGGTCAGCATGGGGAAATTATTTATTGTTTAGCAGGCAGGAAATTTCCGAAGAGGGAACTTTTTTAAGGTATTTTAATCGAAGTAAGAACATAAATTAAGCTTATAAATAATTGAATAATTGTAAGTAGAGTATACCAGTGATGATTACCCCTGCTTCGTATCAAAAATTTGAAGACAATTTACCACCTTTAATCAGTGGAGAACCTAAAGCTTGTTTCCTCTCTCTGCCGGTTGAAATACGAGAGCAAATATTTTCGATGCTCTCATTGAAAGATATATTGAGCTTAGGCGCAACAAGTAAAGAATACAAAAAATCATTAACTGACTGGTCAATCATGGCTGCAAAGTTAAAACAGCTTAATATGGAAATTACACACTTTTCTAAGTCTGAAATCAAAGCTATAAATAGCTACACATCTCCCAATACAGAAATTTATGAAGATAAACAATTTCAAAAAGCTTCATTTATTTTAGGAAAGCCACAAATTCAAGATATATTTGTAAGATTAACTTTCCCTTGCTACGACTTAAATATAGAGAGTAGTCGCACTTATGATTTGCACTCGTTCACTTTCGGCACTCTAGATAGTGGTGGTGTTTTTTTGAAGCTTCCCAGGCCTGACCTTCTTAAATCTCATCTTATTTATTGTGATCAATGGAAGCACTTTATATGGGAAGGGGAATATTTTCCAAGAGACAATAAACCATTTCATGCATTTTTATGCGCAGATTCAATATTGGAATTAACAGAACTTACTAAACGAGTCTGCTTAACAACCCCGCTTGCTGATCAAATCGATCGATTTAAAGATTATATAGAAGGAGTTTTTTTAAAAAGGCGCCCTAAAGCGCCTGCACCACTTTCATAAACTGCGAGATGCCACTGGCGGTGATGCTGCTATCTCTCAATACCTCAAATTCCATCGATACTTCTGCAAATTCATCACTGATAAAGGGCAGCCCCTGTACTGGCGAAAACTTTAAACGGTGCATGGTAATGCTCACCGGCTTTCCGGACTGCGCTTCGTTCATGCCGTCAAAGAACAAGGCAAACTCCTCGCCGGCTTCCACCAGTGCCTGCATGATCTCTTGCGGTGCTTTGGTGTAGCTCACCTTCACGCCGCCGTTATCAATAGCGCCGGTACCGATCACGACGATACCGTTGGCGGTCAGGTTGTAGTCAGTGCCTTCGGTCAGTGCGCTGTCCATATCGTCTTTCACGGTGATGCTCTGGCTATGGTCAGGGGCAAAGGCAAAGGGCAGCAATTCACCGTCGGTGCCGCTGGCGGCGATCACTTCATCGATCACTGAACCGCTGGCCTCTTCGCTCACCGCAGCTCTCAAGGCAGGCGCTAAACTGGCGGCGCTTAAATCCATTGCGGTCATGCTGCCGGTCACGCTGTCTATTCTTGAAACCACATTGACGTTGCCACCGCCCACGCTGGTGTAGTCTTTCTGTTCTTTCTTGTCCTCTTCAAAACTCACCTCGAGGGCGCTGCAATTGCCCACCGGTAAAAAGCCGGTACTGGCACTCAAACGCTTGAGGTAAATTTTGCCCTTGCCAATGTAGGAGCGATCTTTTGTAGCCATTGTTCAGTTCCTTCTGTGGTTCATGGTCTGGTCAGGGTCTGTTCCCAGGAGATGCCCCATAATGCTATCCCCTTTCGGTCTATCTCTCCGCTGTATAAATTTTCCGCTGAGATGCTGCTGGGCTTGACGGGTTTCAGGTAATTGGTGCCGAATCTATTAAACGGCAGCTGCTCGATAATGGCTTCGGTCAGTAACAGGGCACTCTCATGCCGTGGCTGGTTTTTGCTGTCGCTGCAAATCACAAAGGCGGCCATCAACAGGCTCGCCTCCTGGATGCCCTGACCGGTGACGCTGACACTCTGGGTGTTCTCAATGGAAACCCGCACTGCTTTTCTGGCGGTGAGCAGGCGACTCAGTTCGGTTTCGGTAAAACGGCCGGGATGACTTGCCACATCTGTCGTGTGGTTGACCAGTGCAGCTTCCAGGTGGTCGGTGATGGCTTTGAGGGCTTCGTTAAACATTGCGGTTGGCCACGTCCTTGACCCACTGCTCGATGGTCTGTTGAACCAGATTGATCTGGCGCTGCTCGATGGCCAGAAATGGACGGGCAGGAATGACCACTTTTTTTGCAAAAATGGTCTGACCGTTTTTCCCTGGAAAGGCAAGCACCTTCGCTTTCTTGGGTCTGATGGTGGCTCCGAAGTTGTGAACCGCTGCATATTTCACGTTGGTTCCTACTGCCACCTCGTCGTTGCCGGTTTTGTAGCTCAGGCTGTTTCGCAGGCGACCGGTGTCGCTCAGGATCTGCCCGGTTCTGATCTTCAAGGGTGCCCATGGTGTGCCATCCGGTGCATGCTGTCGGCGGAAATTCAGGCGGGCGTCGGTGAGCACTGCCCGTCCCAGCCGTGTAAATAGCGGCTTGCGATGCTGGTAAAGCATCACGGTATCCATCAGGTTCTGTATTTCCTGCTGGCCTTGCTCAAGGGATAACATCAGAAGTCCTCCAGGGTATCCCGGGTAAATAGCCGATCCTCCCGGCTGCGGGTGGTGCTGACTTCGGTGCTGGCGGTAGTGGAGGGTAGTGGCAGGACGGCGCTGCCCCGGACAATGTCCTTGAGCAGCTTCACGCTATCATCATAACGTTTTTCGACTTCGTCCAGCATGCGGCCATCGTATAAACGATAGCGGGCAATATCGGCGCAAAGCCTGACCACAATCTCAGGAATAACCGACAGCGGCAGGGTATAACGTACAGCCAGGTAGCTGTCTATTTCGTCGCTGGCATCGGTCAGGGCGGCGTCAATGGCGGCGGCGTCCATAGCACCAACGCCCGGGTCGGTGAGGCGAATAAGTTCATCCTCTCCAAACCGGGCGATCATGGCGGCGCTGTCGCAGTACTTCATTTTTTTCCCTTGCCTTTTGCTGACTTTTCATTAGCATTCGACGCTGGCTCTGATTCAGCGTAGTTAGCATCCAGCGCTACACTATCAGGTGTTGGATCAGAGCCATCTTCTGCATTTATGGGCTCTACTGCTTGACAAGCCAGCAACGCTTCAGCTGCCTGATCGTCCAGTTCCAACGTTTTCCCGACCTGATACAACGTGCCATCATGCCGTACGCTGTGGAGTGCTTTGTATTTCATAAGCGCCTCCTTAACCGCTAATGACACTTTCAAGGTGGTAAGCCACATCGTTACAAATGATCAGCTCGTCGACTGACTCACCCACTCGAATGGCTTCACCGCCACGCAGGCCAATGTTGGCATCCTGACGGGTACCACTGACTCGCTGGCCATGTTCGGCGGTCATGCCGAAGGTGACACCACGGTTCGGCCTGGCGGTGGGATTGCGGTAAATCAACGAGCAATCGTTGCCCCAGATGCGCTCCAGTTGCATCTCATGGCCGGGTCGGGCGCTGTTGTAATAGGCGGCTCCCACCAGAATCTCGTCAATTTCCAGCAGCTCACGAACAAACGACAAAGGCACAAGGCCGTCATCGGATACGGTGCCGTTAAAGGCTTTGACGATGCTCGGGTTACGGCGCAGGGCAACGGCGACCTTTCGACTGGTTATCATGACATTGGGGCGTTTGATGGGCGTTTCCAGGGCATCGGTCAATACCACCAGAGGCTTACTGTCGGCATGGCTCCACTGGTCGGTGCCGCTGAGGGTTTCCTTATGGGCATAGTTGGCTTTGTCCTGAACCTTGGCAGCGACTCGCTTTTCCCGATCCAGTGCAATGATTTCACTAAGCAGCTCTACGGCATTGCCCCGTGGATCAAAGTTGCTGTTAGTAGCGTTGTCTAAATCCTGCTGCGGGATATGGTCTTCCAGACCGTAATCCTGAACAAATCCCGCTTCTTCGGTGCCGCCGAATTCCACGACGTTTGGCTGACCTTTACGGCCGACTAACGTATCTGGAATCGTGAAACGGTCTTCAGTGTTGTACTTCGTCCACTTAAATTCCCTGGCACCCACAGGAACTCTTGGCAGCACCCGGTCTGCGATGAATTCATTGTTCATGTAAGCGATGGCAATAGCCGTCAGGGTCGGGTTGGTTTTAAACGGTGCGTTGGCCATGGTTCTCAGTCCTTGAGCGTGTTATGAAAAAGAGTCCTTAACCTTGAGCGATCAGGACGCTGATAAAGTCACCAGCCACAGCGTCTTCCAGGGCGATACCGATGACCCGGTCTGCGGCCTGTGTGGCGGTGATAACGTTAGCACTGGCATCGCTGGTCAGCACTTCCCCTTTACCGATATTCCCGCCTGCAATGGCTTCGGTAATACCGGAAAAAATCACATCCACTCGTCCATTGCTCTCGCTGCCGATCTGGGTGGTGACACCGATCAGGGCGTCCGTTGCCGCTGTCGCCTGTTTGACTTTCAGCTTGCCGGTGCCAAAGGTCACCAGCTTGCGACCTTCCAGTGTGCCGTCGGCGTAAAAGCTTTTTATCAGTCCGTCGTTTCTCATTGGCTTAGTCCTTTTGGCCGTTTGAAATATAAAAATGGTTAGCCCTGCTGTCAGGGTGGTTAGTGCTGAACTGAGATTCAGGGCCTACTATTAACTGCATGGTGGTATGACGTGTATTTATGGATAAATCTTGTCATTGCCTCACCTCAGTTGCTCTGCCACCATTTCCTTACTTTTCCACACTGCCTTTTTGAACCGCATTGACCGCTTGGGTGATGCTGACGGTTCTGCCTTTTTTGCGCTGCGCCTCCTGATACTCCAAGGCTTTCTGCGCCAGTTCGTTGCTGTTTTCCGGTGGCTGCTCCTGGTCATCTGCAGCGTGTTCTTTAAAGTCCACCGCCTTGGGTAACTTACCCAGGAACTCCTTCATAAAGGCCTGCTGACTGAAACTCTTTTTCTGCTCGCCTTCACCAAATTCCAGCACGTCTTTGTCGTTGTCGAGGCTGGCCATGAACTCTGCCAGCTGCGCTTTCTGGGCGGGCAGCACCTTACCGGCCTTTACCAACTCATCCAGGTCGCTGGCGATGGCCTGCTTCTGCAGTGCCGCTTCGCTGGCTTTGATGGCGGTCTCTTTCTCGGAAAAAGAGGCTTCCCGGTCTTTCAGGGCTTGCTCTTTCGCTTCCAGGTCAGCTTTCAGCTGCTTCAGTTCTTCTT